CACAACACCCATTGTGCCAACCGCCAGTAGAACGCGGGGTGGAGAGGACCACCACCTAATCGGGCACATTTTTGACTTCGCTAGCATGGGCGAGCGCCTCCCATGGCACCGTAAAGCAAGGCTCCTGCCCTACCATAGTGCCAGCTGCTCCCAGCCGCTTACAACTCATGTCCCGACTGTGCTAAGCCTAGCTCAAGCAAGCACCAAAGCATTTGAGATGGCCCCACCCGCAAATTTCTCAGCGATCTTGACCATGCCACTCCGTGCCATGTAACGGCCGAACTTGCCCACGTCCTGCAGCACGCCGCGCCCGGCCTCCTTAACATCATCCAATATAGAATGATGCCAGTGAGGATCCTGAGCCTGCATGGTAGCAACGACTTGGGCATGCCCCAAAGGTACAGAAACGGCGCCGGTTGGAGGGATACCAATGGTGTTTCTCATGGTGTATTCCACCACGTAGGTCATGCGGATCGTGAGTGCCAACCCTGCTGGCCACCCACGGTAGGCAATGAACACAACATTGTGATCCTCGTTAGGCGAAACGTTGTACGGGGAGTAGGTATGGTCAAGGCCGCTGGGCATCCAACGAGACGCGAATATCTCGCGCCTAATGGGTCCATAAGCCTTAGCAATGTCAAAGAGATGGTCCACTGTAGTGGTGCCCGTCAACAGGTTTGTGCCGGTAGTGACGCCCGCGGCCACCTCCCCAGTAATGGTACTGAAGCTGGCGGCCGAAGGAATCAATTCCAACTTCAAAGCCTTGCACCGCGTCTTGGCAGCGTTGGCCAACAAGTACGCAGCGCCTGGGAACCCCACGTTGGTCGTTGACAAGGTGAGCGGCGAGTTGCTCGCACTGATCGACACATTAACCCCATTGCCAGTTGCACCTGTCATGGCTAACATGCCAGCAGTATGCCCTGCAGTGTTGTTAATGGTGATGGAGGACACAAACTTCTGTGTCTCACCACGCTCACCATCGTAAACGTCAAACATGTGGTCCCCATTGTCGGGATTATGCAGCAAGGCCGCATACCGCCTCTGCACGCTAGGCATCGCAAATGCCTGTGCCCTCCTTCTGGGCCTCCTAGGAACTCGAGCCTGGCCGTTTTGACCCTGCTTTTGCCCCTTCTTGCTCTTCGCTTTCTTAGCCATTTTCAGTGTATATTCAGCGTGTGTTCTGGAGTGTAACGCTGGGAAACGGTACAGCCGAGTGACCTGTCCACGCACAAACTTTCTATGTCACTCGCAAAGCGGCTGTAATCTGCATTGATGACCGTTTCCATGATGACCTGATGCTCAGGGGTGATCCCGAATGCCTTGAAGAAAGACACCCTGGTGTCGACCACAATAGGACGGGCACGGGCCAAGTGCCCCGCTGCCACCTGCAGCTTATATTGGTGGCTCCTATTTCCGAGAACTGCGTCATCAAATTTCCCAGTTTTGCCAGAGGCAACAAGCGCCTTGTAAAATGCTTGCAGAACGGGCACCCCAGCCGCCATTGACAGTCCACACAACCCGACTGCCCTCAGATGCACCATTCTCTGCTCGGATGTGAGTGTGTGGTGAATGAACCCGTCTGTGTTCAACGCCTTGGCGAAATTACGAACTAGGGTCCACTCTCCATCCACGCACACCGGGCGTGCTTGGCAAAACTCAACCTGCTCAGGCTCATAAGCAGGTGCCTCGACCTTCATCCTGAAACCCCACTGCAGGTACCAGGATGGCAAGTCGCGGAGGATTGCACTTACTGCTGAGGGGCTCACAAACAGAAGCACGTCATCTCCATCGCAAAAGATCGAACCCTCCGCACCCACGTGCGCGAGGAAACGGCAAGCCATGAACGCGGACAAAATGCAATTGCCCAGTGACGTGTTAACATCACCGGAACAACGCATTGATGGGACTTTGGCGCGAACCAACCCATCATGACACATCCCATAACCACTGCATTCTAGCTGTGCCTTAAGCAGGGCAGCCAGTTTGCGGTCACCAGGGAATAGCCTCTTATACAGCTCGTGCTCAAGCTTGAGAAGTGTCCTCCCTACCGACTGGTCGAACCGACTTGCATCTAAACC